TTGTTATGCTCATAGCCTAAAGCATCAGTAATTTCAAAATAACAATCATAAGTTACACAGCCTAATAGATCGCCAAATTTATCAAATAGTGATGTATGTTTAGAAAAATAATGGCTTATTAAAATCAGGAAGAAGATTTGTTGGGCTTGATACAGATCGAGCAACTCCATTTAGCACAATTACTGGAGATTTTTATTTAGTAGATAAGATGTTGGGAAGGGAACAGCATGAACAAGTATGATGCATGGCTAGAATCTCCTTATACAGAAAGCGGAGATCGAGAAGCTCAGATAAATGAAAGAGTTACTGAGCTACTTCATGGAGAAATGAACCCTGATAGCTTTGATAACTTTATGGAAGCTATTAATGAAGAATGCTTATATAAGCATCAGGATTCTATCGAGCAAGCTCTGATTAACAATGACAAAGCTACTCTTGGCTTATTGATTCAATCTGCTATCTACACTTATTGGGAAGAAAAAGCTAAATCTCAAGCAGAAGATGAGCTATAACTTTATTAAAATTTCATGCACATCTACAAAGGAAGGTAATGAAAATAATTAAATCTGAGTTTTGGTATATTCTACAAAAGCATATTAACTTAAGGAAACAAAAATGAATAAGTTTGAAGAAGTAAGAAAAATAGATGTAACAGATCGCATAAAAAAGAAGGGAAATCTTAACTACCTTTCTTGGGCATATGCTCTTGATGTTCTACTAATGAATGATCCAAGTGCTACTTGGGAATTTGGAGAGCCTAAGTATTATTCTGAAACTGTAATGGTTTCCTGTGAAGTTACAGCCTTTGGCAAAACTCTTAAGATGCAACTACCAGTAATGGATCACAGGAATAATGCTGTAAAGAATCCTGATGCTAGAAAAATCTCTGATGCCCAAATGCGCTGTTTAACAAAATGCATAGCCTGTTTTGGAGTTGGTTTGTTTATCTATCAGAATGAAGATATACCACCTGAAGATGAAGAAGATCCAGCAGAGGAGATCTTGATCTACATTGATAAAATTCAGGCAAGCTCTACCCCTGCCGAGTTGCGAACTGCCTTCCAAGAAGGTTATCTCAAATTTAAGAAATTTAAAAGTCTAGCCAATCAATTAAAAGAAGTGTATGACATTAAGAAAGGAAGCATGAATGCACCTAGCTGATGAACAGCCCGACAATGTTTGCCATGATTGCGGAGTTAAATGGGGAACACAAAAACCAAAGAACCATGAATATAGAACTTGGATAGATTCTTGTGATGTTTGTGGAAAGTTATCAGCAGTTGTAGATGCTTCAGAATGGGGTTACTTAAAAGATGGATGGAATAAAAATGGAGAGGAAGTTTTGTAGTAGTTGCCAAGTTATGCGAAATGCAGAAGGTTTTAAATTAGTAGAAACAGCTAGTAAGATAAAAAGATGGAAGTGTGAATTTTGCCTTACTAGACAATCTCAACAAAAATATAGGAGCAAAACAAATGACAAATGATTTTATTTATACACCAAGCACTACAGATATTACTATCAGATGGCGCAAACTATACAACTACATTCCTGCCAGCGAACAGGCTCAATATCAAAAGAAATGGAAAGAATTTAGGGCGCTTACAGAAAAGACTTTAGATGATGTAATTCCTAAGCAAACTAATATTGATGTTTATCCTTTTAAATGGAAAAAAACAAAATGATAACAAATAAACTTTGCTTGGAAGCATTCAATAAGCTAGATAAACCTGTGTATCATCCTGAAGAATTCTTTGCTCTTGGATGGCAAGCAGCAGTTGAAGCCATGAGCAAGGAATTTCAAAACCAATTTGAGAAAGATGGGGAAACTCAGCTTATTCAATTAAATGAACCACAAATAGATCAGGAAGATAAAGAATGAAAGAATCAGATTATGCAGAAATTTATTTGGATACAAAACTGGCTGTAAACAATGTATATAGGTTTTGCCTAACTAATCATTGGGATGATGCATTGAAAGCTGCACAAGCTGGAGAACAATTTTGTAAACAATTACAGGAACTAATTAAACTTAAACAGGAAACAAAATGACTACCTTTACAACTGAAGATAGGATTGAAGCAACTAAGATTGAGCAAGGCTCAATAGAGTGGAAGATGCTCAGGGCTGGCAAGGTTACAGCTTCTAGAGTTGCAGATGTTCTATCCAAGATCAAATCAGGTGAATCAGCAGGGCGCAAGAATTACAAGATGGATTTAGTTGCTGAGAGATTAACCAATCAGCCAGCAGAATCATTTACTAATTCAGCTATGCAATGGGGAACAGAGCAAGAGCCATTCGCGCGAATTGCTTATGAAACTAAGATGAATCTATTTGTTGAGCAGATACCTTTTATGGATCATCCGCAAATAGAATGGTTTGGTTGTAGTCCTGATGGTTTAGTAGGAGAAGATGGGCTTATAGAAATTAAATGCCCTAACACTACTACTCATCTTGAATATATAGATGGTGGAAAACCACCAGCAAAATATATCCCACAAATGCAAACTCAGATGGCTTGCACAGGGCGCAAATGGTGTGATTTTGTATCATTTGATCCTAGGCTTCCTGAGAACTTGCAGTTGTTTGTAGTGCGCCTTGATCGGGATGATGGTTATATCAAGGAGATGGAAGTAGAAGTGCAGAAGTTTTTACAAGAAGTTGATGAGTTATTCACAAAACTGAAAGAGAGAATGTATGGCAATTAAATATGAACTGTTAGCCAAAGGCGGAGTTTACAAAGATGCAACTGGCGCAGATAAAACAAGATGGGTTAAGTGCGGAGTTGTAATGGATACCAAGCAAGGCGGATTAGCTGCAAAACTAGAGCAAATCCCTGTTAATTGGGATGGCTGGCTAAATTTTGCAGAGCCTAGAGCAAAGGATAGCTTTAAAGCAAGAGGAGATGATGAGATGCCAAAAGCAAAACAATCATCAAATGATCTTGTAGATGATGCTATTCCCTTCTAATCATGGAACAGGAAATTAAGGAATTGGTGCAAAAGTTCATTAGGCAAGGAGAAACCCTTGATGCGATCAAAATAGCACTAACAGATCAAGTAATTATTATTGAGCTTGCAGAGCCATTGATCCAAGCTAAAGAAGAAGCTCACAAAGCACCATGAGATCTAGAGAAATAAGCTCTATCCTTCACAGGGTTTTGACCAGTTCTCCGCTTATTAAACTGGCATGAAAAATATTGCTTCCTTTTTAGATCGCCAAAAGCTAGTTAATCATGGCGAGATTCTCTTTGAGAACTATTGTGCCAAGATGAATTACAAGTATTGGCGAATTGGATTTGATGAAAAAAATAATGAGATTAGTCATTACTGGAAACTAAATGCAATGATCAGGAATTTGCCTGATTACATAGTAGATACAAATAAAGATACTTTTGTAGTAAATGTAAAAGGAACAGGAAACTTTAAAGAGAGTGAAGTAAAAATGATTCCTTTATTCCTTGAATGGTTTTCTACCAAGGAAGCGCCATTGATTTATGCATTCTGTTTTACAGATCAGAAACCTATAATGGTTTACCCTGAGAAGGTTATTCAGTTGTATCAAGAAGCAAAAGTAGATAAGAAATGGGATGATGGCAAGATCTACAGAAGCCTACATCTCCCTAGCTAAAACTTCCTCAGCTTTTTTGGTTTTGTAGATGCGATCCATAAGACCAGTTTGCCCACCATTAATCCGCTTGGTAATCTCTTGGTAATTATCGGCATCAGCAAGCGCATTTAAAGCCTTTTTAGACCAAAAATGACCAGCAGATAGGCAAGCATACTTTGGAGTTGTTAAAAGCTCAGGAAGCCCGATTAAATCAATCCCTAGGGCATTTCCTGTGTTCTTATAGTTTTCCTTGCCAGTAAGCTGAAGAATCCCTCTACCTCTGTATTTCCAGCCATCACCATCTTCTAAATTGCCCATGCGCCCACCATAGACCTTATTAGCTATCTTCTCAGGGTTTCTAGCGCATTCCTGTGCAATCTCTAGAGTAGGGAATCTAGATCCCCAAATGCCCATTAAACCTTGTGCAGAATAGTTAAGATTTTCTTCTAAGGTTTTAAAGTAATTTGATTCATGGGCGCATTGTCCGATAAAGTGCGCCTGTCTTTTAACAGTATTGATTTCATATCTATCAAAGGTTTCTTGCAGGGCATCATACCAATTCTCATGGATGCCAATGGCTATAAGATGTTGACTATTCATTTTTCTTAGCTTTCATCTCAATAATTTTCTCAGCAGTTCTACCGCCAAAATAAGCTAAAAATACAATTTGACCCCATTGCCCTAGCAACTGCACATAGTTTTGATTTGCATCATAGCCAAAGGCTGACATCATTGCGAATAAGAAATAAGCGCCAAAGATGGCAATAAGAGCCATTGGGCGGATGTTCTTAGAAAGCCAACTGTCGCTAGACATATCCGCTTCCCATCTCTTAGTAATTTCTTGAGCTTCTGCAATATCGGCTTGCATCTTAGCAAGCTCGCCTTCTTGCTGTAGTTTTACAAGCTCTAATTGAGCTTTAGCCTTAGCTTCAGGATCAGGAATTAGTTTGTCTATTAGCTTTGTGCCAATATCTAGAATAGCTGTTAATGGAAACATTATTTTTTTACTCCCCAAACTATGTAGTAACTAATCCATGCTGCAACCATAAAACACCAAAACTGAACCCATCTAACCTTTGATAGTTCAGTATCAAAATAATCTTTATCTGCTTTCTCTAACTTTTCTATTTCAGTCTTAATATCTAAAAGTTTTTGCCATTCTTTAGTGCCATAAGCCTTAATAAAATCTACTCTTAATTTGTATTCTTCATCAGAAATCTTCTTTCTGTGTTTATATTCCTCTAGAGCTTTAAAAATTGCTCTTTCTTTCCTAAACTCCGCTTCCCTTCTTTCTCTTATCTTAGCTTGTGCGCTTTGCCTTGCTAAATCGACCGCTTCTTTTTGAACTTCTTCGATATTTCTTGCAATCTCTTTTCCAGCATCTCTACCAGTTTTGATGCCTTCGCTGATGCCTTTAGCACCAATAGATAGTCCGAGATCATCTGCCATAATTTAACAATGCTGTTCATAAGTGTTATGGTATTTTAGAGTTTAATATTTGAACTATCAAATTTCTTGGTTTTTAATCAGCAATAATTGAAAGTAACAAGAAACTTGCTCATTATCTGTAGAAGATTTAGCTGTAGCTGAAATGCAAGATTCTGCTTCTAAGCGAATTGGATAATCAAAATCAAAAGGAACTTTGCCTTCTGAGAATGAAACAATGGCTGAAGTATGAATAATGCCTGTAGGATCTCTATATTTGAGCCTTCCTGTTATTGTTTTTCCTGCTTGAGTTGAACCAGCAGAAATAGAGCCTGCCATTAGATAGCCTGTATATCCTATTGGAACTGTGTAATGTCCCATAAGAGAGCCATTCTCACCAGCAAGCATATGCCCATAAATAACAGCAGGAACTCCGCCTGTTACTGTTCCTGTGCCAATAGAGATATTGCCAGCATTGCTACCACCTGAGCCTACAGAAGTTACTAAGGAAGATTGGATTTCTGTGTATTGATGAACAGTATTTACAGCAGTTTGACCATTAAGGGTTACTGTTTCAGAAACTTCTCCGCCTGTTCCATTGATTCCCAAGAGATATATTTGCCTTGCGCCTGTTCCTGCTGAAGTATCAGAAGCGCTTGTAGAGGATACAGTCATTATTGTTGGTGAACTTGCATGAGTGTAAAGACCACCAGCAGTCCATACAGTTTCTTCTGCTACTTGATCTACATCAGGGTTATAGCCAAAGATGTGCCGAATTTGATGCCCTCGGATCTGTCCTCTAGCTACTTGTAGCCTGAATTCCTCTGTCTTATTCCATTTGGATAAGGAATCATTTACCTGTAGATTCATTTTTTAATAAATAGATCTGCAAGGTAAGTAATAAGTCCACCGCCTACAGAAGCTACACCCATAAGCGCCCACAATGATCCTTTAGATCTTTCAGCCATAGCAAGGAGCTTTTTAATATCAATCTCCATAGTATCCATCTTCTTTTCCATTGCTTATGCTTGGGCTTCTATTGCTGGATACTCTGCATTTGGCTCGTACACGGGTAACAATTCGGCTGATGGAACTTTTGTTTACCTTGGATTTAGACCTAGATTTATTATGATTAAATCATCTTCTGCTAGTACAGAATGGGTAATGATTGATACATCAAGAAGTTCTTACAATTTATCAGACACATCATTGTATGCAAATAGAGCTTACTCAGAATCAACAATAGGAACTGTTGATGATGTAGATATTTTAAGCAATGGATTTAAATTGCGTAATACCACAGGTTTTGTAAATGCATCACAAACCTACATCTACATGGCATTTGCCGAAAACCCTTTTAAATACGCTAACGCAAGATAGGAACTAATATGCCTTTTAAACTAGGAACTAAGACTATCCAACTGGATACACCTTTTACACACAATGACATTCAATACCCTGCTAACTGGATTAGGTTAGCAACAGAATCAGAAAAATCTGCTATTGGTCTATTATGGGAAGCTGATGTTGATATGAACTTTGACAATCGCTTCTACTGGGCTAAAGACTTGCCTAAAGCCCTAGAGGATAAATTAGAAGTTAAAGAAGATGGCACTCCATCAATGGTTCGGAAATATAATCCTATTACTGAACAAATGGAAGATACAGATAAACAAGTAGTTACTAAAGGTCTTAAATCTAACTTTATTGCCCAAGTAAAAGCTACTGCTGGTTCTATCCTTGCTCAGACCGATTGGATGGTAATCCGCAAAGCTGAAAGAGATGTAGATCTTCCTACAACTATTGCCAATTACAGAGCATCTATTGTTACCAAAGCTGATCAATTAGAAGCTAAAATTAAAGCTGTTAAATCGGTAGAAGAATTAGCATCCCTTGATTTATCTTTCCCTTCCTT